GGTATTAATAGAAGACAAAGTGTCTTGTATAGGCGCTAAATTAGTTTCTTTCTTTTCGCTTGTATTGTACTTAGAGTCAGAATATCCCAAGTAAATATCCCCTGCTACTCCTATAGCTTTCATAGCCACGCTTAAAGCATCGGTCATTGCCATTTTTTCGGCTTCGTCAGAAACATATAAACCTTTGCTTTCTTGTGCGATTAATTTACTTCCACCAGTACCAACAATAGGTTGGCTCCACTCTCCGTCTACCTTAATAAATAATTTTAGTCTGCAATTACAAACCACTTCTCCAGATGCAGTATGCTGATAATCAAAAATAACATCGTCATAAAACCAACCAATACCGCAAGGTCCAAATTGCTCTGTCATAGCAAGTATTCTCCACTGAGGCTTAATATCGGTCATGCCTTTAAGCCTACCTGCTCCAATTGTTTTTAATGCCTCTTTTGGAGGTGTCTTGAGTTTGTTGTAAATTGAAAGATTTGTTGTCATAGTTTATTGTTTAGAGTGCAAATATATATATTATTTTAAAATGGACAAATAATTTTTGGAATTAATTCTATTTCTTTTTTTAGTTTTTCAATTTTATAGAATTTAGATCCAATCCAATAGCCAATTTTTGAGCCTTTAAGAGTTTTTTTAAGTTCTCTTTTAGTTTTAAAATTAAACAGTTTCCCGCATTCAGTCCATACATAGTTGTTGTTGAACGCTAATTGCCATTTAACCTTATAACTTTTTGATATTGTTTTCATTATTAGTAGGTGTTTATGCTCCAATCAATAAGTTATGTGCAATAATTTTTTTAAACTTTTTTCCCACCGCACCTAAAACAATGAAGTTTGTGCTAAATGAGGAGCAATTCTTTTTTCTGCTATATCAACATATTCTTTGCTCAATTCACTTAATATCCAGTTTCGTTTCAGTTTGTGAGCCATCTTTGCCGTTGTTCCGCTTCCACCAAAACAATCGTAAACCAAATCATTTTCATTACTCCAAGTAAATATGTGGTCGGCAGCCAACGCTTCGGGAAATATGGCAGGGTGTTCGTATGCAATATCTTCTTCGGCTGAATATCCATATCCATTATTGTATTTCCAAATATTGTATCGGTAGCCATATTCTGCCGTTTCTCTGCTCCCTTTTTTATCAAGTTCGCCATCTTGTTTTCTGTTGCTTTGGTTTCCAAATGTTTTACTTCCTGCCCACCTGTTTTTTCTATCCTTAATCAAATTGTAAGTTTTAGGCTTCCCTTTACTCAACACAAACATATATTCAAACACTTGGCTATAACGGTTGCTTTTGTCATTTGCTGGGTATGCAGCACCGTTCTTTTCGTAAATCATTGTATCGTGTATTAAAAAGCCAAGTGATTGAAAAAATAACACCTGCCTAAAACTTGTTCCGCTTTCACCACCATCAACAACGGCATCCCCTACAATCCAAACAACAACACCGCCTTCTTTGGTTACTCTGTAAAGTTCTTTAGCAATATCTTCAAATGGGAATGAGTAACCATTATAGGTTCTTAGTCCATCATAAGGCGGTGATGTTACCACTAAATCAACGAAACCATTAGGCATCTTTGCCATCGTTTCTAAATTGCTCTCATTATATATTTTATTTAATTCCATCGCTCAAAAGTTTAAAAAAATTACAGACACATAACAGCACCTTAGCGCAATTCCCCTCCCACAAGCCAGCGCAAACTGCGCCAAGCTGCAAACCGTTATACGCAATTTGGAAACTGCTCCGTAAATGCTTTCAGTATCTTAGGTAAATCAATCTCATAAATCATTGTGTACTCTTGCTCACCTTGTTCTTTTTGAAATTTCTGTGTTTGCCACCATTTCCATATTTCAACATTATCAGGAAAACTGCGTATAACAGCACCTAAACAAGATGGCTGGTTTTGTGCTTCGTCTGAAAGTTTGTTGTTTAAATTATCCATTGTTCTTCGTATTAAGTTTCGAGGTATAATCAGCCACCTCGTTTAGCCGCAACCCGTTATAAGCCATTTTAAGCGAACAACCCAAGTGCATCGTAAATTCGCTTATTTGACAGTTCGACATATTTTTCATTTAATTCAAATCCAATATAATTTCTTTTATTGAATTTGCAAGTTATAGCAGTAGTCCCAGCACCCATAAAACAATCTAAAATTAAATCATTTTCTTTTGTAAAATTTTTAATAAACCACTCCGCAACATCTTGTTTCATTATTGCTTTATGGTCGGTTGTCATATCTGAATTTACTGCGGTTGATATTATATTTTTTGTATAAGTAGTATTGCTTTTTAAAGCATCGCTTCCAAATATCAAAAAAAACTCATAAGCATTTGTAATATTATTTCCATTTGCAGGTAGTGGATTTGTTTTTTCCCAAACAATTATTTCAACTATGTTTTCAGAGTATTTACCAATCAATTTAAAAACATCTTGTTTATTGTAGTAGTTTTTCATTATGTTGAAAAATACATATCCTTTTGAAACCCTTATACATTCATCAATAACATTACACAGCCACCCAAAATAATCATCAATACAATCGTTATGGTGTTCGTATTTATCATTTCTTTTTCTATTGTATGGTGGACTTGTAAAAACGTGGTTAACGCTTTTATTTTCAAGTTGCTTAAACCCATCAAGGCAATCAATGTGATATATTTTATTTTGTTCCATTTTATAAATTTTAAATTAAGAAAAACGGCTTATAACAGCACATAAGCAAAAGCCCAAATCCCTCGCAAAAGCCAACGCTATTTGTGCCTTCGCTTATCTGCATCACGTTAGTGGCAATAATTTTTCAGCCAAATAGCATCTTTGTTTACAAAAATTTATATTTTTCGTTATAATTAAGTTTATACGCTATAGATATATACCCTAATTTTTTCATGTGTTCAATATACTTGAATGTATCTTCTCTGAACGGCTCTTCGGTCTCAAAAAAATCTTTGAATTTATTTGTAGAAGCAATTATTGTCGAGTGGTCTCTCCCACCCAACCTATCACCTATAAAAGGAGTAGAAAATCCTAAAGCATTTCTGCATAAGTAAGCAAAAATAAACCTCGCTTTCGTATAACAAGACTTTCTTGACTTGCTCGTTATATCCACATTAAAAAACAAATTAGTTTCTTTAATGAGGTCCTCTATAAACATTTTATGATTGGTCTTGTCTACTAAATTTACACTAAAAAATAGTTCAAGTTCTGGATATTTAGCCTTTAATTGTTCGATAATGCTTTCCGCATACTTTTCTAAATTTGTTTTAGCCTGCTGCACTTCTATCATGAAGTCATTATTTTCGTTGTTCATGGTTTAATATTAAAATGGCAAATCTAAATCGTCCTCCTTGCTTTCTACAGGTATTACATTTGCTTTTTGATCCGCAAACTTAACACTCCATACACTAAGTTCTACATATTCCTTACCTTGATAATCATTGCACTTAATGTTGAAGCTAATGTCTAATTTGTCTCCTGCTTTGGCTTTTTCAGCAAAGATTTTAACAAATTTTACCTTGTCGTCCTGAGCAAAGTATTTGAACTTTCCTTTTTGTGGGTACTGGGTTTGTTCTTCTACAATAAATTCACAAGATGCCCAATTTTTTCCTGCTTTCGTTACTCCGGTAGTAAGAATAGGTTTTTTTACTAATTTTCCTTTAAATTCCATTTTGTTTTATTTTAAGTTATTAATTTATTTCGTATGTGCCTAATTTTAAAAGTCTATAGTTTTTTTCTAACTCCTCCCTTGCCTTATCTGCATTTAATTCATACTTTATTCTAATTTTTTTATTTCCTTTGCCCTGATACTCTTTATAAGAATAATGGTCTAAATACGCCCTACACACTCTTAGTTTAAGTTGAGATTCTGTTATACATCCGTCTAATATTTCAGTAGCCTTTACAATTCCAATTTTAAATAATCCTTGTACGCCATCGGAACTATCTCCCATAAGCATTTGCCTCCAAAAGAAATATTTGCTTTCAAATTCAGAAGTAATAGACAGCCCCCTTGAAACTCTTATTTCTCTGCCATCTTCCTCTACAATATCAGTGTAATAATTGTAATGAATACCCTCTATTTGTTGCAAATCTTTATCAAGGGATAAAATTATATATTCTATTCCATTTGCTCTTAAATAATTTGCCTCATCAGCTATTAAGTCGTCAGCCTCAAAGTAGTCGTTTCTAAAAATATTAGAATACCCTCTTAAAATCTTTTTGCGTATTGCCTCAGCCCACTTGTTCTTCTTTCTTTTAGCCTTATATTCAGCGCTTATTTGCTTCCTTATAGATTTGTGGCAATCCGTGACGAAATATCTTATCTCTGTTATTTGCGCCCCTGTGCTTTCAATATCCTCAAATATCTTTTGTTCAATTGTTTGCATCCTATCTATGGACTTAATGACAATCTCTTCGGATATTGCCTCCCTGTTCATGCCAATACGATATAATTCTTTTATTTCACTTATGCTAACTATTTTGTAGTTAGCCTTGTATAGCATTGAATCGTAATCAAATAATATAATCATATAAATAAAGATATAATTAAAATAAGCAAAAAGGTAATAAAACAAGGTAGTAGTCTAACAAAATATTCATTCTGCATAAAATGGATTAATTTGAGATATTTTAATTAATGCGTCTTCTAGGTCGCTTATAAACATCAGTTTATTTTTGTTGATATTAATTACTTCTATGTCTTCTCGGTAATCTGTAGTAGACTCAATGTGTTTTGGGTCATCACACAAAATATGGTCAGTATGTCCATAAACTTCCACAGCATAATGTAGGACTACCTTGTCTTCTAAAATAACAATTTTCAAGAGATTGCACGCCTCTTTAAATTCTGGATTGTTACATTGAAGTTCTCTCAAGTAGCAATGTATCCACCCTGCCCAATAGTCTTTGTTTAGTTTGTCCATAGTTTTGCAAAGATATATATTTTATTTTAAAGTACTGATTTTTTGTTCTTATATCCTCCCAATATTGGAAGATTGAGGAAGTTTTTATGCTCCAATCCATAAGTTATTTTTTTAATTTATAAACCGAAAAACCATCCTTATAATGCGACAATTCTATCTTATCGCTTGCTTTAAGCTCGGTAAACCTGCCACTTATGCGATATATCTCTTTGCCCAAAATAATAGATATTTCTTTGGTAGAGCGGTCTCCATTTACCAAATTATAAACCAGTTCTCTATCTTTAACCTTGTTTACTTTTTTGTTTGCTATTTTGCTCATTTCATTGTCTCTGCCTTTGGAAATGTCAAAGTAATCGAACAATTTATTAAAAAATTCTTGATTCATAAGTTTGGTTTTATTATCTCGTTATCAATGTCTTTTTGCATCTCTATAAATATTTCTGAATTTCTGTCAAACGCCACCTTAATTGGTTCGGCATTTCCGTATAACATCCATACGCTAATTATTGAGCTATTATCGTCTAACTCTAGGACTATCTCTGCTTTTGTGTTCGCTGTAATTATTGCCATGATCTAAAAATTATCAATTTGTTTTTTCTTTCCGGTCATAGAGTCAATTCTGTGTTTTCTCCCACTCATATCGTATCTATACTTTTTTTTGCTTGTCATTTGTTTAATGGGCAATTTTAAGTCGTCTTTTTCAAGCAAGTCAGGCACCTCTGAGACTAAATAATCTTTTAATTCTTGTACTCTATATTGAAGTATAAGATTTAACCCAAATTCACTTGTTAACCTCGTTTTTTCGCCTTTTTTCTCAAGTTTAACCCAATCGCCTATCTCTTTAGAATCGACGCTATAATAAGCGCCTAAATAGGCTTTTGCGTTCTTGCTCCCTAATATCTCTAATGTTATTTTACTTAGTCGCATAGTAGTATTCTCTCCTTTTTCGGCAAATATATAAAAAATTCTTTTGCTTTCGCTTTTGCTTTAATTAGCTCAACGTATCTACTGAAGGAGTAGCCTAGTTTTTTCAATTTGTTTTTTGCCTCTTGCACCTTGTCGGATAGTACAATGGACTTTAATAGTTTAGCAAAAAAATTGTGATTTTTAGCCTTTTCTGCCTTCTCCTTAGCTATTAGCCACGCTTCTCTACTTGTGTATAGAATGCCGTTAAAAAGATAGCCTACAATGGTTAGTTTAATTGGTCTCATGTTTGTTTGTTTAATTAGTTAGTTATAAAAATATAAGCCCTTGATGCGTCAAAGTTTATTGAAGTTCTATCTTGAGAAGCATTTAGCATTGATCCCTTTAGTTCTGGATATTCTCTAAGCAAATAAGTATATGCGCTGCGAATAGCCTTAACCGCTTCGCCTTTGGTCCTAAATGTTAGTTCCCAGCCTCCATATTGTAGCCTTTTTTCTTCGCAATTATGCGAAGTAATTGCATTTTTTAGTGTTGAATTGCCGTTTGGTTGTCCTGAGATAATAATTGTAGTTTGCATATTTGTTTTTTTAATTGTTAATTAGATTTGTTTGGCGTACAGAAGAGCATATCTATACTAAAATTGTCAATATTTTTTAGCCCCCATTCGATGGCTTTGCCCCAGTCATCGAAGTATTGACGTTTTTTATTGTAGTTGTGTTTTTTGCTTAGGTAATCAATAAAATACATAAAAAATTGGTTTTAATTGGTTTTTAAATTATTTAGTTTGGTTTCTGATATATCTGTTTGACGCATATTTGTTACACTATCTATTGTATTATTGTCAAATGTTAGAATAGATGGGTTCTGCATCCACTCTGGGTACGTTATCCATTTGCCTACGGGCTTAGCTTGGTTGGTATAGACGTCGAATTTTAAGAGAGTAGTCGTTTTTTCATTATGTTTCAGAAACCAAAAGTTATTATACTTGATTAGAGTATATTTATATTTATATACTTCGTTACCTTTTTGCTCATCCTGAAAAAATATAGCAGTAGGGAAAGAATATATATCTACCTCCTCTTTGGCGCAAGAGAAAATGAAAGTAGTTAAGATAATTGCAGTTAGTTTTTTCATGTTTGTTGATTTTAATGATTTAAAAAATTTACATCATTCCTTCGTCTAAAAAAGAATAATAATTATCGGAGGTTAGTATAATGTGGTCTAATACGTTTATCTCTAATAGGCTCAACGCTTGTTTAATTTTTTTGGTTATCTCAATGTCTTGAGCAGAAGGGCTTAACGTGCCTGATGGGTGATTGTGTGCCAATATAACCGCACTCGCTAATGAATCCACCGCATATTTAGCAATTATTTTCACGTCTACAACGGTGCCATATATCCCGCCTTGACTTATCTTAGCATATCCGATAGTGTCGTTTGCTCTATTTAGTAATAATAAAAAAAATGATTCATATATCTCTATATCGTCCCCATAAAACTGCCTGATAAAATCTGCTGAATCCTTAGAACTTTTGATTTTAATTTTTGGGAAATCGGTTTGAATTTTTTTCAATTCATAAAGCTTTGTCGTTTGCATAAAATTTGTTTTTGATTTGTTAATAATGGCAAAGATATATATTTATTCATTACTTAAATGTTAAAAAATGTTAAAATTTATTTACTACAAATTACCCTTATTTCGTGCAATTCCTTTTCCTGTGTGCGTTTGTGGACAATTTTATTTTTTTAATTAAAAAATATTTTGTATTTTTATAGGGTATTGAAGAGAGATAAAAAACTTCACTCAATTTATTTAGATAGTATTTAAAAAACCAGATTAGTTTTACAATATGAAAAAAACCTCCCCCAAATTAATACTAAAAACTACAAAGTTGCTACATAGCGAAATAACCTCGATAAATTTACACTATTTAGACTCAATCTAATTAAGATACGCCTAAAATAAAAAAATACATATTTAAAAACAGAAAAAAACTAAAATATTCCTTATAACAAGTAGCGCATAACCAATATAAGCAACGGACAAATTTTCGCATCAGTACAAGTTAGTAAAAAATAAAATCGCCCAGAGGATTAAAAAATAACCTCCTGCACCAATAAATAGAGAGAGGACAATAATGCAGAACACAATGAGAAGACGGATCTAAACTTTAAAGAAAATAAAGAAAGCTAAAACAACTAAATAGATAATTAGAAGAAGCAAAATAAAATAATAGGCAAAATAACTCAAAAGAGAATATAAAGAGAAAAAATAAACCTAAAAGAGAGTATAGAGAGGAAAAATAAGCACCGAATAGAGTAAATAGAGAAAAAAATAAACATAGAATAGGGCAAATAGAGAAAAAATAAACACAGAGTAGAATATAAATAGGGGGAACCCTCCCTTTCTTCACCTAAAAATATGTTAATAACTCAATTCCATTAATGTTTTTCGTTATATATAAGCACTTTTGAAAAGAGAAAGTCTAATCCCCGAAAATTTTGATACTTTGAGAATATAAGTGATTGATTTTCAACGTATGCAAGTTTGAGTAAAAAAATACCTTTATCAATGAGTTATGTTAAAAAATAGAGTTTTAGATGGTGTTGATAAGGGCAAGAAATAAAAAAGCCCCCCGAAATAAATAGGAGGGCTTGAAAAAAATACATTGTTTTATCTACATGAAATACTATAGTCTTCTGTGCATTTTGTACAAATGTTCATGTCATATTCTCTGGAGTACACAATACTGTCTACTTCATTATTTTGAAAACACATATCACATATTGACTTTGTGGATTTTATATTATAGTTATCAAATAGATCATATTTATATTTTTTGTGTTTATAAGTGTATGTTTTTTCCTTATGCTCATGTATATATTTTATGTGTCCTATGTTTTGTATAATTTCCTCCACTAAATTTAAAGTATTTTCGACGTCTTTTATATTTACATATTCTTGTGGAGAATGGGGATTATAATAGCCGCAGGAAATATTTGCCATAGAAATATTTATTTTGCATTGTTTTAGTGCCATTACGTCTGTCATAGCTCCATTATTAAACTTATATCCATATTTAGATATTATTGGGGATATATCGTTTTGAAATTTAGATGAAGACAATTCTATACCACTTGCGTTTGTAATAAAGTCGCTATTTCCCCTCCTGTCACATTGCAGAATAAAAGAACAATCGGTAAAAAAATTTATATCGGGGCGATAACTGCCCACGCATCCGATTTCTTCATCTCTAAAAAAAACTGCTTTTATGTTTTTAAATTTAGATATACATTCTAAGGCAATAAATATTCCAACCTTATCGTCTCCCCCTATTCCTGTTTGTTCCATTGTACACGAATTAAAGCCTGTTATATTGCCGTTTATCTCTATAGGCGTTAAGTCTTCGACTATATCGTGTACCGTGTCCATGTGTGACACTACGCAAGGGAATGTGTCCGCATTTCCTTTTTGTGCATATATGCACCCATTATAAGTATAATAATATACGTTTAGTTTTTTTAGCTCCCTTATAATATAGGCGAACATTCTAAATTGGTTATAACTTTCTGATTGGATTTTAAGTATCTCTACTAATTTGTTTTTGTTCATTGTTATATATTTTTAAAGTTTTTCTACTTGTGATTCGTGGTAATATGTTCCATTTACTTTGTATACTTCGTTAGTCAATACATAGCTATCTAAGCTATCTATATAAGTGCAGTCGTCAATTAAGTAATAAGAACCATCTAGGTCAGAATAGCAACATTCTTCTTCTAAATAATACTCCCCGTCTACTTCGCATACTTCCCCGTTATTTATGTCGTAATATTCGCCATTTACTGCGACGATATTTATATCATCATTGTAATATACGTTACCTCTTACATCTGTTATTGTGTTATCTACATGGGTTGTCAGTCCTATATATCTTCCCTCCCCGCTATCTATATATGCAACATCGCATTCATCTATATATTCCCCGTCTATTTCATCGTAAAATCTATTATTTTCCTCCCTTGTTCCATCAGTATGTGTATATTCATGCTCTCCACCTTGATTTGACAATACCCCGTCGTCGCCGTAAGTGAATGTGTCAATATATGGGTAATAATCAAAATCTGTGTTTAATTTTATAGTCAAAGTTTTTGTAACTTCTTCTCCATTAGAGTCTATAAATGTTCTTTTATTGCTATATGATTTGTAGTCTTTTTTTCTCCACAATTTATTTTCTGTTGCATAGTTTATAAATGTATTGTACATGTGGTCGTCGGACACGTAAATTCTATCCATTAACTTAAAGTCGTCACAGTCCCAAATTAATGCCCTACCGCACAATTTTCCTTCCTTGTCTGTCAATATTAATACCTCTAATTTGTCGCAATATTCGTAAATATCTAGAAACATGGACTTATCGTTCATGCATGAGCCTTTTAGGCTTCCGCTTTCCCTCCTTTCCATATCGTACACTCTTTTTATCTCTGTACTACTTAATAGCTCTAGTTTGTAATTGTCATCTAAATAGTTCGATTTGTATTCGTTCGCAAATTGCTCGAAGTCTATTTCCTTAAATAGTTTTAGTCCTCTTTCTGTGAATAGTTTTTTTATTACTTTGGCGGGCTTTCCCTCTTGTCTGCCATCTCTTGACCACTCCCCATCTTCTGTTAGTTTATGTTCTTTGCCCGCAGGTAGATATGACAACATGCCGTTTTTTCTGAATGTTATATGATTGATCTCTTCTGTAGTTACTATGTTACTAATATAGCTATATCTATATTTGTATTTATAATTAATAGATGTTAATACCTTTGCGACTTTGTTCTGACTTGTTTCTAAAAAATTTTCAAATGATTTTGAATAGATTGGTTTCATAAAATTTGTTTTTGATTTGTTAAATAATATGACGCAAATATATATACCTTGTTTTGAATTGTCAATACCTACAATAATTTTTTAACATTTTTTAACATTTATAAACTATGTTTGAGTTTATAGTTTGTTTGTGTCTGGGCAAGTAGATCAATAAATAATCAGGAGCAAGGGCGGCTATCTATCTATGGAATAAATAAATATATAGGGGCAATATTTATGCAATATCTATGCTGGAGGACACAAGGACCAAGCAGGAGCAAAAAGCCAAAAATTTAGGGGCAAAAGTTCAAAATAGACCCCCCCCGCTTTGTTTTAATGTTGGTTTTCTTTTTGGGGGAGTGATGTCAAATGGGGGGGAGAACCCCAACTATCTTCGTATCTACTATTTTTTTCTACTATTTTTTCTACTATTTTTCTATTATTTGTCTATTATTTATGTAGTATTTAGGTATTTACGCTTTGTATTTTGTTTATTTAGATTTTGTCTAAATAGTGGTTTATTGAATAGATTGCGCAATGTGTTGGGTATATATTAAGTTGTTGGTTATATAGGTTTCTAAGGTATATTCTTTGTTGTGGTGATATTGGTTCTGATAATGTTTTTATGAATTGTTTAAGTTCTTTTATTATTGATTTGGCTATTTGGTGTATTTCTTTGAGGTCATTTTTGGATAGGTTAAGTGTTGGTGTTTGTTGTAGTTGTTCTATGAAGTTTAGGTAGTTGTGTGAGTAGTCTTGTATTAGTCCGTTTTTGTATTTGGTGGTGTCTCCGTGATTGTATGTATTTGAGTAGGCTGATTGTCTATGTATGTTATGAAGGTTAAGAGCTATTGTTCTATTTGCTCCTACTGATATGAAGTGACCTCCGTGTATTTGTCCGTATGTTTGAGTTGCTATGCATGGGAGTCCGTAGTCTATTAGTCTGGCTATTTGGTTTATTAGTGGTTGTATTATTTGTGAGCGGTATTTGTCGTTGGACATTAGTTCTATTTGTGTTTCTTTTTTTGTTTGTAGTTTTTGTTTATTTAGGTATGAGGTTTGTTTTTTTTGGTTTAGGGAGTTTAGTTTAGATGCTTTGATGGTATATTTTTGTATTATTTCTATTCCTTTATCGGATTTAAGGAAATCTTTGAAGCATTGTTGGCATAGTCCGTATTTGAATGGGATTTGTATTTGTCCGCAGCCGTAATTGATGGCGTGGTTTGTTCCTTTACATTTTTTTGGTTTTTGTTTTATCATTTATTATTGATTTGGTTGATTTAAAATCAGATTTAAAATCAAGTTTGGGGTTATTTTTTGTTATACAATTTTGGCAGCAGTATTTATTTTTTGAGTTGAGTGGTTTATTGCAGTATTGGCATTGGTTATTGATTTTCATTGTTGTTATTGGGTTTGTGGTTAGATTTATTAATTTGAAGGTTATGTGTTAATTTCATGTAGATATTGTGTATATGCAAATATACGAAAAAATAATTTTGTGGTATAATAAAGTTTATTAATTTTGCCAAAAATATTATATCGTATGCAAATTAAGAATATCAGTTTTGGTGCGGATGCACGGGGAGAATTAGTAAAGGGTGCTAAGAAGCTATGTGAAGTAGTTGGGAGTACTTTGGGAGCAAGTGGAAATGTAGTAGTAATAGAGGATGATGGTTATGTAGGGGGCATGGCTGTAACTAAAGACGGTGTGAGTGTGAGTAGGAGTGTAAATTTGGAGGGATTAGAGGGATTGGGATGTAGGTTATTGAAGGCTGCGAGTGAGAAGACTGTAATGGATGCGGGAGATGGTACGAGTACGAGTATTGTTCTTGCTGGTGGTTTTATTGAGCAGGGTGAGAGGCTGATAACTGAGGATGTTAATAGGGTAGAGGTGTTAAGGAAGTTTACGGAGATGAAGGATAAGGTATTGGATATATTAAAGGGTCGGAGTATTCCAAGTGAGGGTATGTTGGGTCATGTTGCCATGATAAGTAGCAATAATGATAGTGCTATTTCCGATTTGGTTCTTGGGGCTTATAAGGAGGTTGATGGTGGATATGTAGGGGTAAATATGGGTCAAGGGGTAGAGAGTTACTATGAGGTTACTAATGGGTTTAAATTTGACAGGGGTTATAGGAGTAATATTTTTGTCAATGATAGGAGGAGGGATGAGTGCATTATGAAGGACGTTTATGTATTGACGAGTGATATGGAGATAACACATTTGAGTCAATTAGAGAGTATTTTGGATGAAGTAGTACCTAAGGGGTTAAAGTTATTGATTATAGCTCCTTGTAGTGTACCTGTTTTAAATACATTGGCTGCCAATGTAATGAAGGGTAATTTGAAGTGTTGTGTAGTAAGTCCACCTATGAGTGGTTTTAGGCAACAGGAGGTGATGGAGGATATAGCTTTAAGTGTAGGGTCGTTGTATGTAAGTGAGAAGACAGGGGAGGACATGAGTAGATTGACGTTAAAAGACTTAGGGAAAGTAGAAAAAGTGATTGTAGGGGCTAATAATACGGTTCTTGTAGGAGGCAATAAGGATATTGAGAAGGTAAACAATCGTATTTCTGAGCTTGAGGAGAATGTAAATTTGCTTAAAAACAAGGGTGAAAAGGAGTATGTTTCGAGTAGGATTGGCAATTTAAAGGGCAGAATAGGTGTAATTTATGTAGGTGGATTTACTGAGATGGAGCAAAAGGAGCTTTATGACAGGGTTGATGATAGTGTTTGTGCTGTAAGGAGTGCTATGCAGGAGGGAGTAATATGGGGTGGTGGTAAGAGTTTATCTGAGATAACTAAGTCTGAACTTGGGGTGGATAGTAAGGAGAGTGCTATTGCTTCGGAGATAATGGTAAATGGGTTAAAGAAGCCTATTATAACTATGCTTTCTAATAGAGGGTTAAAATATGAGGATGTTTATAATGGGAGTGAGGCTATGGGTTGTGGTTATGATATAAAGACGATGAGTTATGGTAATTTAATTGAGATGGGTATTATAGATCCTTTTAAAGTAGTAAGATGTGCAATAGAGAATTCTGTAAGTGTAGCGGTAACAATATTAAGTGCAAACGCTGTAGTAAGCAAAAAATAAATAACATGAGAGCAATAGGAACATACATATTAATTAAAGAGATTAAGGAGGACATAACTATTTCGGGTGGGTTACTTTTGACCGAGAAGGACAAGAGTATGTTCAGATATAGCTGTGGGGTGGTAGATTCTGTAGGTGGTGATGTAAAAGAGATTAAGAGTGGTGATAAGATTTATTACGACAAGGGTCAATCCTTCGGTATGATTATCGAGGGGGAGACCGTTATGGTAATAAGAGAGAGAGACGTTGTCTTAGTTAATTAATTTCGTCGTCTAATGTGGAATTACGAGCTTTTTTGGACTTGTATTCTTCATTCATTCTAATAATAAGCGACTGATATATTTTATCCTTAGAGGATATATTTTTAAGGAATAGTTTATTCTTTTGCGGGAAGACGCATATTTCTTCTCCGTGAAGTTTCCTATATAATACGTCTATTATTCTGGACGCTTTATAGGATAATTTATACGTTTTATATTTTTCTTTTATTTCGGGGAACATATCTAGGAGTAGTTTTCTTTCTTTTAGTTTTTCAAAGGAGTAGTCTGAGAAGTTTCCTGTCCTAGAAAATAGGCGCACGTCTTTTTGGGATATTATTTTTTCGGAGTAAACGTAGAGTAGAAATTCTAGTTCTAGTGTTGTGATGTCGTATTTGGATTCAGTCCAATGTCTTATAACTTTCCAATACTTTAAATAATCATGTTTTTTTTCCATAGAATAAAATAAAATTTCGTAAAGATAATAAATTTTATTATTTTTGTTGCGATTTATTATGGAACAAATAGTAGATAAGGGTGTAGGAGATATTTTGGCTAGCGCTATAAGGATGACTGGCATTACAAGGGTATTTCCTTCTTTAGAGACTTGTACTCCATGTGAAGAAAGAAAAAAAGCATTAAATAATTTATTTAAAAAAGAAAACAATGGCAACACCGAAACTTCAAACGGGGAGAGCATTAGAAGTGATAACAAGTGATTATTGCAACTTACCTTTTCCTCAAAAAATAGTAACAAGTACTAACACTCTTACTGCTATACTTCCTTTATTGCTTGACTCAAATGTTGATTTCAGGGCTTTGAATGTACAAGCTGGGGATATAGTATATAATACTACTGCAAATTTAGCAGCGACTGTTGAGGTTGTTTTGAATCAAAATGCTCTTCAATTAAACACGCAAATATTTACTTCTATTGGTGATACTTATACGTTATACAATGGGGCGAATAAAGATGGTGCTGTTTTATATGTAGGTGGAGCTGGGAACTTAACAATTCAAACAGAGGCTGGCGATGACATAACTTTAGTAGGGGTATTAAAGGGTACTTTTATTCCTGTTTACACTCGCAAGGTATATGCATCAACAACTGCAACAAATATTGTAGCATTATGGTAATAGCAATAGCGATATTAGGGGGTATTTATGGTGATGGTATTCCATCAGGGGAATTTATTGTAACGGAGCAAGACAATAGTATAATTTCCGAAACAGGAGATTTTTTAATAACAGAATAATTTAAAATTATGCCAAACGTAAAATTTTCAGACTTTTTATCAGACTCATTTCTATCTGCAGGAACTTATTATTTAGTTGGACTAGACCCATCTAATCAAAACGTCAAAGTAAGTAAGACTGATTTAGCTTTTGCTTTATCGTCATTAATGAATTTAGGAAGCATTGGTGGCTCATTAGACTTATCTGGTCAAACAAGTGGGATTCTTGATTTAGCAAAAGGAGGGACTAACGCTACAAATGCTGATGACGCTTTAACTAATATTACTTCAGCAGCAACAAGAAGTTTAAATGATATTTTGCAATTTACAGGAGCGGGGTGGCAAATTAGTTCTCCTTGTGATAATACAAATATTCCTATTGTTGCAACAGCTAGTTATGCTTGGACAGGGATAAATCCTTACTATACATTTACTTCATTGGGGACGAATATAATTCCTTACGATTCAGATTATTTTACATACACTACATATACAAATTCAGATTATTTACCTATTGTAAATTATGTTTCTGCAACCGTAACTACTTTTTCTTTTACTTCAGCGTCATATAATAGCATTTATAAAATAGAGGTACAAAGTCATTTTACAAATCAAGGGTCAGGTCATATTATGCAAGTTTTTGTTCTTGATGGCTCTAATAATATTATAGGTATGGTTACAAACGAGCATACACAAGGGGGGGCTCACGACAAAATGTACTATGGGTATTGTTATTTTATGCCTCAGTTAGGTTCTGACACAATAAAAATATCTGCTGTTCCTAACAATGTTTGTACAGGGACGAATACTCAATTAGGTTTGAATTTATTGACTATATCTTTAGCAAAAAGAGCATAATGCAAGCAATTTTAAAGAACATAATAGAAAGTTTTTATAAAAAAAATAGTGGTTTTAGTGCTAGGAAGCTAAGTGCGTTTCAAGGCGTTGGAGTTGCTACTATTGCAAGCATTTCAGGAATATTTTATACTATTCATTTTCAGCACCCTGAATTGATTAAGTTTATAATTATTGTTTGGCTATTGTTTGCTTTATTGTGTTTGGGTCTTGTAACCATACCTGAATTAATAAAATTTTTAAATTCTAAAAATGATAGCAATATTCCACAATAGGTTAGTAGTTACAGCAAGGGGGAGTGAGGATTTGTTTAGGATGTCGGATTTGCTTGCTAATTTATCTGAATTTCCAGATATGACATTATCAGACATAATATATTTAGTGGAAGAATTAGAGTTAAACTATGGATTTTATGACAAAACAGAACTTGTAACTCATAATAAAATATTAAATCAATAGATATGTTGTCATTAATAAATAAATTATTTTTGATGTTTTTTAAATTAATGATTAGTTTGCCACTATTAGTTTGGTCTTTATTTACTAAGAATCATGAAAGCGAGGTTTATGAGTTTATGAAAGACAACGGATTGGATTTTTTCTTTGATTTTATAAGTGGTGGTTTTATGTTTGTTATAGGATATATAAATATATCAGGGATGCATATTGATCTTCATGGTATTTTTGAAACTATATTCTTTTATGTAAGTGGTTCTTCTGCTACTATATGGGCGTTATTTAGGCTTAAATTAGCGTATTTAGACCATAAGATAAAAAGTAAGCAATTAAAGGATTTAGAGAAAGATAACAACTTAAAAGACTTAATGATAAAAGATTTTGAAAACAATATGAATCAAGTAATTGAGTTTAAGAAAAAACTAAAAGACAATTAGTATGAGAATTACTAAAGGCAGTCAAAACTTAATCAATCTTATAGCAAAATTTGAGGGTCTTAAATTAGAGGCTTATAAATGCCCGGCGGGAATAGCTACAATTGGTTATGGAAGTACTTATTACTCAGATGGTAGTAGAGTAAAAATGGGCGATAAGATTACTAAGGAGCAGGCTGTACGACTACTTTATGATACATTAGGAACGTATGAAAAGTTTGTAGATGCAAATACAAGGGATGATATTAGTCAAAATCAGTTTGATGCGCTTGTAGATTTTGCCTATAATTGTGGGAACGGGAACTTAAAAAATAGCACGTTACTAAAAAAGGTAAATGCAAATCCAAACGACGCAACTATTTCCGCAGAGTTTATGAAGTGGACGAGAGCCAATGGTAAGGTTTTAAAAGGTCTTGTAAATAGACGAGTTGCTGAAGTGGAACTATACTTTAAAAAATAAACAATGAAATTTAAACCTCAAATATTGTGGCTACTTACTATTCCTTTGTTTTTTAGTACGTCTGTTTTAGCAGTAGCAGATTCATATTCAAACAAAATAGATTTTAACATAGTGTCTATTTTATTTGGCATTTTAGGTTTTATTTTGGTTTATTTTATAGCAAAAACATTTCCTAAGTACTTTTTTTATTCACTTTTTTTGTTGATAATATCGGGATGTTGTCCTAAAATTACTACAACTATTACTGAAACTAATACTATTCACGATACTACTACTATTGAAACAAAAGTTAAAGTATTTGATACAATAATTAAAATGGACACGCTCACTCAGGTAATTCAGTTGGAGTGCGATAGTGCGGGCAAAGTACAAATAGTAGATAATAAAGTAGCCAAAGGGAAACGTAGCGAAGTAAAAACGAAACTTGTAAATAATACGCTCACTAATACGTTTATTTGCGATTCTTTGCATATAGTAAATAAATACTTGGATAGCCTTGTAAGGTCTTATAGGCTTGAAAAAAAAGAGAAAACAACTATAAATAATATAGTAGAATATCGTATGCCTTTTTGGGGCTGGATATTAATAGGCTCGGCTCTCAGCTTTGCTTTTTACTCTCGGTTTAAATAATTAAAATAAATTTTTTAAAAAAAATATTTTGTATTTAGTTAAAAACGCTATATATTTGCGTCAGTTTTTGTATTTGTTTGTAAATAATATTTGTTAGTGTAATTAGCCTTCGATGAGAATCGGGGGCTTTTTAAAAAAAAATAAAAAAAATTTGCATTTTTAAAAAAAACTATTATTTTTGCATTATGATTTATCGACTTCCAGCTTGATAGATTGTTTGTATTGCAAAATCTTACATAGATATATTTTGTAAAAAACACGCCAAGTTTATCGAGCTGGAACTAATGGAAAAGAACATTAGGTCGATAATCTGAAGCGTGTTTTTTTCTTTTTACTCTGTTCTCAATGTCTAAGAGTTAAAACAAAAAGACGATAATTAAAGAATCTTCTCGCTTCCTAAGAAACTATTCAGTTTAATATTTTTGCTTCTTATATGCTCTCCTTAGCAGGAACATATACTGTTGAAATGCCGAAAGGTAAAAAAAATATTAATCCATAGATTGAGGTGTCGTAGCCGAACGACTTAAAAAAAGAACGGATTTGTATTTATACAAATTAGTATAACAGGCTTCTTGGAATAGTATCTTTATTCGTTGGTTTAATGGAAAGCCAATTGCTGTTGTCATCCTAATTTCAACAGTATAAAGCTATCGGTGTGTCCATAAAAAAAATATTGCATTAAAACAAAAAGTTTATTATTTTTGTCAAAAATTAAATTATATCATATATGAAAGTAACTCAAGAAGAATTAACAAAAATTCAAGAATCTCAGAAACAATTAACCTCTTATAAAATTAGAATAGGTGAGTTGGAGTATGAAAAACAAATTTATTTAGAAAAAATATTAGACCTTAAAAAAGACTTTACGGAGTTTGAAAAGGTTTTAATTGAAACATACGGTAAAGATTCTGTGATTGATATGAACACAGGAGAAGTAACTCAAAAATCAAACTAAAAAAAATGAAAATAGCAAATTACCCATCGTCTAGTCCTGTAACTCTTTCTTCAAAAGTAATTGGAACAAATGTTTCTAGTAGTAACGAAACAGAGAACTTTGTATTGTCTGACATTCAAACTTTATTTCAAAACAATATAGGTACACTACAAGCGGTGCTAAATGAGGGAAATACTGCTACTCAAAGTATAAATCTGACAGGGTCTATTTCTTTAACAGGGAACATTGTAGGAGTGGGGGATTTGCAAAGGGCAAATGGTGAATTTTCGGGGGATGTAGAAATACAAGGTACAATAATAGACTCTTTTAATAGCGGAGGGGTTAGTGGTGCAAAACTTGTTTCTACAGGTGGAGGTATTAAATGGACGGGTATAGAGTATTTCTTTGCATTAAATACAGCAACGGTTGGTGGGCTTGGAATAGAAGATTTAACATACGACCAAGTTCCTGACGCTTCTCCAAATATTATACTTGATCCAATGGACAATGCAACAATTGAGTTTGTAGTTCCTGGCATTTATAGTTTAGATTTGATGATTAATGTTTATAATGACGATGTTGTAAATGGTAATTACTTTAGACTATGGATTGAAAAAAATAATGCTTTAGTGGCTTATTCTAAGTTTGAAAACACATACGCTTCTGATGCAAAAAGTCAATTATTTAATTATAGTTGGTTATTAAGAATAGTAAATCCATCTGAAAAAATAAAAATCAAATGGTATTCAAGCAGTACAAATTTATATTTATATAGCAAAAGTGGTGTTCCTAGTATTGAGCCTAATGGAGCTTCTGTTGCTTTAAAAATTACTCAAGTTTGATAAGAAAATTATCTATAGGACTAGATTTAAAAAATAATGCGATGCACTATATCGTAGGTCAGTCTGTTTTAGAAAATGAGTACAAAATTCACTTAATTAAAGATACAGAAAAAGGCGTAGAAATCTACGTTATTAACGAAAAAAGTGAGATAATGTTATGGAAAGATTTTAACAATCATGTAGCCATGACAAAAGAATACATAACTAATTATTAATGAAGTCTCCATTTTATTTTATTTGTGAGCCTATAGGTGGGCATAGATATTCCAATGTTAAAAACATAGGTGGAATTGAATTTATTGTAAATACTTCAGAAGAAGACCATAAATATTCAAACAGACAAGCAAAGGTCATATCTACTCCTTTGTGGTATAAAGGCGATATTTCAGAAGGAGATACGCTTCTTGTGCATCATAATACGTTTAAATACTATAATGACATGAAGGGAAATAAAAAGAGCGGTAAAAGCTTTTTTAGGGACAATGTGTTTTTAATTGAGCCAGACCAATTCTTTTTATATAAAAAGGGAGAAGATTGGATAGCCTACAATAAATATTGTTTTGTTAAGCCGATTCCAAAAAAAGAATCTTATCTTTATAAAAACATTATAAACGAGCCATTGATGGGCGAGATGATTTACCCAAACGATTATTTGATTAAGAATGGAGTATCAAAAGGGGACATAGTAAGTTTCACTCCTGAAAGCGAATATGAGTTTGAGGTAGACGGACAGGTTTTATATAGAATATTTGACCATCAAATAACAGCTATTATATAAATGTTTTATTTTCAAAAAGAATATGAAAACAATTAAGCAACAAATCATAGACGCAGGGTACAAGGCTATTAATGAACTTATTAAAGTAGCCGAATCTCCTATTTTTAATAACGGAGAAGCAGACGAATTTGAAATTGCTAAGAACGATTTAACTGCCGATAGATTAAAAAATGCTGCTGCTGCTAAAAAATTAGCGATATTTGACGCATTAGAGATACTTTCACGAATAAACGCTGAGAACGAAAATGAGTCTGAAAAAATTACAACAGGACAGAGAGGATTTGCAGAATCATTCGCAAAGTAATCTTTATGTAGTACTTGATAAGTATGTCAACACAAATACTTTAAATAGGCGCAACGAAAAGAAAAAGTGGGCTTATGGTTACGACCCTGAATATGATATGGTTGTAATTTCCAAGACAGGTCGTATAGGCGAAATAGTATCAATAAATGGGCTTGTTATTGCCCTTCCAGAGGAGCCTTCCGAAGACAAAATCAAAAACAGAAGTAATGTTAAAAAAGACCAATATTGGGAAAGGGAGTTAGTTCCAAAAGAATTACAAAAAATAAGGTCTATTTTTGAATGGGACGAGTATTCTAATGAGTTTAAAAATAGTCATATTTCTTATATAAATGATCAATTTGACTACAGAGAGAATGGGTATTGGTTTTATTCCAATGGTAAGCCTACTTATATTACGGGTTCACATTGGTTTTATTTGCAATGGGCTTGTATAGATGTTGGTTATCCAGACTATAGAGAAGCAAACAGAATATTTTTTATTTTTTGGGAGGCTTGCAAGGCAGACAATAGATGTTTTGGAATGGCTTATGTTAAAATTCGTAGGTCTGGATTTTCATTTATGGAGTCTTCAGAGTGTATCAATGTGGCTACTTCTACTAAAAAAGCAAGGGTAGGCATATTGAGTAAGACAGGGGATGACGCTAAGAAGATGTTTACTTTAAAAGTTGTTCCTATAAATACTAAGCTTCCGTTCTTCTTTAAGCCAATTATGGATGGTATGGACAAGCCTAAGAGTGAGTTACTATATCAAGTTCCTGCAACACGATTAAGCAAAAAGAAGCTTGGGGAAAGGGCAGATTCTAAAGAATACGAGGGTATGGACTCAAGTATTGACTGGAAAAATACCGACAATAACGCTTATGATGGGGAAAAACTAACATTTTTAGCACACGATGAGTCTTCTAAATGGCTAAGACCAAATAACATTGAAGAGAATTGGCGTGTAACAAAAACTTGTTTGCGGTTGGGTAGTAGAATTATTGGCAAGTGTATGATGGGTTCTACTGTAAATGCTATGAAGAATGGAGGTTCTAATTATAAGAAACTAATAAACGATTCCAATATTTTAAATAGAAATGACAACGGTCAAACTAAAAGCGGACTTTATGCTTTATTTATACCTATGGAGTGGAATATGGAGGGGTTTATAGATAGATATGGGATGCCTGTTTTTAGAGCGCCAAAGGAGCCAATAATAGGAATAAATGGCGAAACAATTAAGATAGGGGCGATAGACTATTGGGAGGGGGAGGTAAACTCTCTTAAAAATGATAGTGAAGCATTAAATGAATATTATCGTCAGTTTCCAAGAACATTGGCTCATGCGTTTAGAGATGAGTCGCAGAGTTCTTTATTTAACTTGACTAAAATTTATCAACAAATAGACTACAATGACTCTTTAATAACTAGCCATCATTTAACAAGGGGCAACTTTATGTGGAAAGATGGAATAAAGGACACTAAAGTAATATGGAGTCCTGATAAAAAGGGTAGATTTTTGATTAATTGGATGCCTCCACCTGAACTTCAAAACAAAATTGTTGAAAGAGGTGGACAAAAATATCCACTATTAGAGCATATTGGCGCTTTTGGGTGTGACCCTTATGACATTTCTGCGGTGGTAGATGGTAGGGGGTCAAATGGTTCATTACATGGGCTAACCAAGTTTCACATGGAGTCTAAAGCGCCTACTAATACGTTTTTTTTAGAGTATATATGCAGACCTCAAATGGCTGAAATATTCTTTGAGGATGTTCTTATGGCTTGTGTATTCTATGGTATGCCGATATTAATAGAGAACAATAAGACAAGATTATTGTATCACTTTAAAAATAGAGGGTATAGACCATTTTCATTAAATAGACCAGATAAACATGGGGCGTCGTTATCAAAAACCGAAAGAGAATTAGGTGGTATTCCAAACAGTTCAACAGATGTAATACAAGCTCATGCCTCTGCAATAGAGATGTACATAGAAAAATATGTAGGGTACGATACTACAGGGGTTTATAGAGATACGACTGAAATTGGGTCTATGTTATTTAATAATACTTTAGCAGATTGGGCAGTTTTTGACATTACGGATAGGTCAAAACATGACGCTTCAATAAGTAGTGGGTTAGCAATTATGGCAAATAATAAACAATTATATCAACCTGAACGTAAAGAATCAAAAATTTGTATTAAATTTGCACAATATGAAAATTTTGGTTATCAAAGCGAACTTAGATGAAAGAAAAAGATATTAAAATTAGCATTGTTACAGCGTCTTTTCCAAATCAGATGGCTACCGATGCAGAGAAAGAAAGTCCTGAGTATGGACTTCAAGTTGGCAACGCCATACAATACGAGTGGATGCGTAAGGATGGGCAAGGTTGCAGATTTTATAATCAATGGGGCGACTTCCATAGATTAAGATTATATGCAAGAGGGGAGCAACCTGTTCAAAAATACAAGAATGAGCTTGCTATTAATGGGGACTTGTCTTATCTTAACTTAGATTGGACTCCCGTTCCTATTATGTCTAAATTTATAGACGTTGTAGTAAATGGGATGTGCGAAAGAATGTTTAAAGTAAAGGCTTACTCTCAAGACGCTTTAAGTCAAGAACAAAGGTCTAAGTTCCAAGATATAATAGAAGGGCAAATGTTATCTAAAGGTCTTCTTTTAAATATTCAAGAACAAACAGGAGTAAATCCTTTTGTTGTTAATCCTGATGAATTGCCAAGCACAGATGAGGAGTTGCAATTATACATGAATTTAAAATATAAGCCTTCAATAGAAATAGCCGAAGAAACAGCAATAGAAACCGTATTTGATGAAAACCACTTCCAAGATACTCAAAAAAGAATTGCTTATGATATTGCAACTATAGGAATAGGTTTTGGTAAGCATGAATTTTTATTAGGCTCTGGCGTAGAGATTTCTTATGTAGATCCTGCAAACTTAGTTTATTCATATACCGAAGACCCTTACTTTAAAGATTGTTTTTATTTTGGTGAGGTTAAGACTATATCTATTACTGAATTAAAAAAGATTAAGCCTGATATTTCTAAAGAAGAATTAGAAATTATTTCTCAATATGGAGCAGCATGGTTTGATTATTACAATTTAGCTCAATACTATAACAATAGTATGTTTGGTCAAGACGTTACTACTTTATTATATTATAATTATAAAACTACAAAGAAAGTAGTGTATAAGAAAAAAATAGGGGAGTATGGGACTAAGATGATTCAAAAGGACGATAGTTTTAATCCTCCTGACGAAGTAATGGAAGGAAGATTTGAGAAAAAGGAAAAGACTATTGATGTTTGGTATGAGGGGGTGATGGTATTAGGTGCTAATATTTTGATTAAATGGCAATTAGCAGAGAATATGGTTAGACCACAATCAAGTTCTCAACACGCCATTTCAAACTATGTAGGTTGCGCTCCAAGAATGTACAAAGGGGTAATAGATTCATTAGGAAGAAAAATGGTTCCTTTTGCTGATGGGATTCAAATTGTCCATTTAAAGCTACAACAGGTAATTAATAGAACAGTTCCTGATGGTGTATTTATAGATGCTGATGGTCTAAACGAAGTAGACTTAGGAAATGGGGCTACATATAATCCTGAAGAAGCTTTAAGGCTATATTTTCAAACAGGTAGTGTTATTGGTAGAAGTTTAACTCAAGAGGGTGACTTTAATCATGCAAGGATACCAATTCAACAACTAAACTCTAATTCTGGAGCATCTAAGATAAGCACTTTGATAACTACTTATAATCAGTATTTGTCAATGATAAGAGATGTTACAGGGCTAAATGAAGCAAGGGATGGTTCAATGCCTGACCCTAATTCATTGGTAGGATTACAAAAGTTAGCAGCTTTAAATTCAAACGTAGCGACAAGGCATATTCTTGATGGATTGCTCTATGTATGTAGAGGACTATCTGAAGCGATAACTTATAGAGTTGCGGATATTATGAAATATGCAGATTTTAAAGATGATTTTGCTAATAAAATAGGAAAATACAATGCTCATATTTTAGAAGACATTAAAAAACTATACCTATATGATTTTGGCATTTTTATTGAGCTTGAGCCAGACGAACAAGAAAAAGCGCAGTTAGAGGCGAATATTCAAATGGCTTTATCAAGAGGAGATATATATTTAGAAGATGCTATTGACATTAGGGAGATTAGAAATTTAAAGTTAGCCAATCAGCTTTTAAAACAAAAAAGAAAGGCTAAATTGCAAAGAGAAGAAAAGATGCAAATGCAACAGCAGGCTATTACTTCTCAGCAGAATATTCAAGTTCAACAGATGGCTGCCGAAGCTGCAATGCAGAAATCTCAAGTTGACGCTCAAATGAAAATACAAGTAATTGATAGACAAGCTCAATGGGAGAAAGATAAGCTCCAAACTGAAGCACAATTAAAGGCTCAATTAATGGAGTTAGAATTTAACTACAATATGCAAATGGCAGGGCTTTCCGAATCTTTAGTATTACAAAAAGAAAAAGTAAAAGAAGATAGCAAAGATAAAAGGATTAGCAAACAAAATAGCCAACAATCAATGTTGATAAATCAAAGAAAGAATAATTTACCTCCAATAAACTTTGAGTCAAATGAAGATAGTTTAGATGGTTTAGGTCTAAATCAATTTGAGCCAAGATAAACTTTTTTACAAATAAAAGTAAATTTAGTATATTTGTACTTTAATTATATTATATAAAAAACTATAAAACTATGATAACAGTAAAATTAGTCGAAGGAGTAGAAGAAAAAGGAACTGCTGAAATAGAAGCAGAATTGCTTAAAAATCACGAAGAAAAGGTTAGTGAAACAATTAAAGAGCCTAAAGTAGAAATCGAAAAAGAAGACGAAACAGGTTATCCTGAAGTAGAATTAGATGACGAAAAGGTATTTAAATACTTAGGAAGTAAATTAAACAAGCCAATTTCTTCATTAAATGATTTAGTTGAGAAGGAGGAACTTCCTGAAGACATTAAAGTGTTATGGGAATTTAAAAAGGAAACAGGCAGGGGTATTCAAGACTATCTAAAGGCTACTGAAGATATAGATAATTTAGATGAGAAGTCTTTAATAAAAAGATATTTAAAAGAAACTCAACCTGAACTTGACGATGACGATGTAGAAACTCAAATGCTAGACTATATAGCAGATGATTTTGATGACGATGCTGACGTTAAAAAGAAAACAATTAATACAAAGAAAAAGCTTAAAGAGGCTAAAAAATACTTTGAGGAAGTAAAGTCAAAATACAAAGCACCGCTTGAGTCTATGTCGGTAGGTTTGCCTGAATCCGAAAAGTTAGAGTACGAGTCTTATAAGCAATATAAACAACAAGCACAAGTTCTTGAGGAAGATGCAATAAAAAAGAGCAATTGGTTTGCTCAAAAAACAAAAGAAGTTTTTAATGACGAGTTCAAAGGTTTTGGGTTCGAGATTAACAACAAAGTTTTAAAATTTGCACCTGCCGACCGAAATGAATTGATTTCATCTCATTCTACTCCTATGAATTTCATTGGTAAATTTTTGGATGAAAATGGAATGTTAAAAGATTCAGAGGGTTATCATAAGGCGCTTGCTGTTGCAATGAATCCTGATAAGTTTGCTAAGTATTTTTATGAGCAAGGCAAAAGTGATGGAATCGAAAGTTACGATGCTACGATAAAAAATACAAAAATGTCGGAGCAGAGGTTGCCTGAAGTTCAATCTAAAGGCGGAATGGTTGTGAAAGCTGTTAATCCCGATACAGGTTCACGATTAAAGATAAAATCGGGGAAAAATTAATAACTAAACTTAAAAAAAAATGGCTGTATTACCCTTACCAAATTATCAGCTCCAGCCAAGTGCGGAGCAGGTTGCTTTGTCAACCAATTATATTACCAACTTTGACTTCTTGAATCAATATCTACCAGATATTTACGAAAAAGAAGTTGAAAGATATGGAAACAGAACTATTGCTTCTTTCTTGAGAATGACAAGTTCTGAATTGCCTTCTGCATCTGACATGATTAAATGGGCAGAGCAAGGTAGATTGCATACTAAATATGTAAATTGTAATCCTGCTGACGTTGCAGGTTCTGATAGTGGCACATTTACCGTAAACGACGCTAACGTAACAGGAATTGCTATTCGTGCAGGTCAAACTGTATATATTTCTGACAACGCAACTGGTTTATCAAACAAAGGAATTGTAACTGCGGTTAACACTTCTACTGATACATTTACTGTTGCTTATTACGAAGGTGGTGGACAAACTTTTGCTGATACTGCTACTTGTTCTGTATGGATTTATGGTTCTGAGTTCAAAAAAGGAACTGTAGGAATGATTGGTTCTTTGGAATCAGAAGATGAGTTTTTCTCTAACTCTCCAATTATCATCAAAGATAAATATGCTGTATCAGGTTCTGACATGGCTCAAATTGGATGGGTTGAAGTAACTACCGAAAATGGTGCTACTGGTTACCTATGGTATTTAAAATCTGAGCATGAAACTCGTTTGAGATTCGAGGATTACCTTGAAACTTCAATGATTGAGGCTGTACCTGCTGAAACAGGTTCAGGGGTTGCTAACTCGGCTCTTAACCCTACTTACGGTAACAAAGGTAGCGAGGGTATGTTCTATGTTATCAACACTAGAGGTAACGTATGGGGAGGTGGAAACCCAACTACTCTAGCAGATTTCGATACTATTATCTCTCGTCTTGACAAACAAGGTGCTATTGAAGAAAACGCTATCTTTAACAATAGAGATTTTGGATTTGACATTGACGATATGTTGGCAACTCTAAACGGTTTCAATGGTGGGTCTCCTGCTAGTGCTGCATCTTTTGGATTGTTTGACAATGACGTTCAAATGGCATTAAACTTAGGGTTCAATGGTTTCCGTAGAGGTTACGATTTCTACAAAACTGATTGGAAATACTTGAACGACCCTACAATGAGAGGTGGTTTACCAACAGGTGGTTCTGCTTCTGGAACAGTAACAGGAGTAATGGTTCCTGCTGGTTCAACTTCAGTTTACGACCAAGTAATGGGCAAAAACATGAAGAGACCTTATTTGCACGTTAGATACCGTGCGGTTCCACAAGAAAACAGACGTTACAAAACTTGGATTACAGGTTCTGCTGGCGGTGCTGCTACAAGTGATTTGGATGCAATGGAAGTAAACTTCTTGTCAGAAAGATGTTTGTGTACATTGGGTGCAAACAACTTCTTCTTGTTCCGTTATGGTTCTTAGTATTTAATTATGAGGGGGGAGCAATCCCCTCTCTTTTTTTTAATTTAAAATTATATTATATCTTATGACAACAAAATCAGAATTTATAGACAAGGTCTATAAACTAACAGGCAATAAGCAGCCTTTAAGCTTTATGCTTCCTTCTAAAAGCACAAAAAGATTTCCATTACTTTATTTTGATGAAACTACAGGTCAGAACAGACCATTAAGGTATGCGGTAAATCAAAAAAGTCCATTTGAGGATAGACAAGATGGAAACTTTATTTTAGAGCCAATTATTTTTGAAAAGGGAATGCTTTTTGTTCCAAGAACAAACCAAGTTTTACAGGAATTTATGCACTACCATCCTTTGAATGGGACAACCTTTATTGAGGTAAACAATGAAAAAGATGCGGAAAAAGATTTAGAAAGACTTGACATGGAAGATGAGGCATTATTAGCTTCCAAAAACTTGACTATTGAGCAATTAGAGATGATATTTAGAGTTTGGTTTGGTAAAGACCCATCTAGGTATAAAACGTCTGAAATCAAGAGAGATATTAGGGTACAAGTAAGAAAAGATCCAAAAGGGTTTTTAAATATAATTCAAGACCCTTCTTTAGATTTTAGCGCTCAAGTTCGTAAGTTTTATTCAGACAAACTACTTACTTTAAGAGACAATAAGAATGTACATTTCAATTTGCCAGGAAATAAGAAGAGAGTATTTGTTCTTCCATTTGGTCAAGACTTATACGAATTTACTACAGATTTCCTAAAAACAGAGGAGGGGGAGTACGTTTTAAAGCTTTTAGTTTCTCAAGAAGAATAGTTTAAAAATAAATTTGTAAAAAAGGGGGGCAATATGCTTCCCTTTTTTTATATTTGTGAAAATTATTCAAATGATTAATTCCGTACGAAATACTGTACTATCAATATTGAACAAAAACAACTATGGATATATTAGTCCTTCTGATTTTAATTTGTTTGCATTACAAGCGCAATTAGAGTTGTTTGATGATTATTTTAGTAGCTATAATGATGTACTAAATAAGGAAAATGCAAGGATGTCGGGGTCTGAATATGGTGACGCTATGAAGTTTGTAACTGAAACTATAGATTCGTTTTCAGTTTCTCGGTTTTTAACACATGATGCGCTAAATAGATATTTTTCTCCAAGTCCTACTACTACAGGTAGTTATGCTTATCTTTTAAATAAAGTGCTTTGCTATCACGAATTAGTATCAAGTGGCACAAATACAAGTGTTGTACTAAATTCGTTAGTAGACAATACTAAGAATTTTAATTTAACTGTTTCTATTGGGGACATTGTAGTAAACGAAACGACAGGATTAACGGCAGAAGTAACAAGTGTAGGAACGACTACGTTGTTATTAAGTGCTAACATATTTCCTTCAACTGCAACTCAATATAAGATTTATTTAGGGGAGCCTTCGGAGGCTAAAAATGTTCAGCATAGCAATATAACAATGTTGCTTCAGTCTAATTTGACTGCGCCTACATTAAAATATCCTTCTTATACTATAGAAGAAAATAAAATAAATATTTACCCTAAAACTATACAAGGCAAAGGTAGGTTGTTTGCTCAATATATTAGATACCCATACCCTCCAAAATGGACATATATTACATTATCTAATGGAAGTCCTGTATTTGACCAATCTCAACCTGACTATCAAGATTTTGAATTACCAACTGAAGACGAGTATAAATTAGTAAGTAAAATACTACAATATTGTGGAATTTCAATACGAGAGATAGAGGTAGCTCAATTTGCTATTGCTCAAGAACAACAAAATAAACAATAATGGCATATTTAAGTCAATACGAATATTACACTAATAATCAGGTAAATCCAACAGACAAGAACTGGGGGAGCTATCAATACATTAGTTTATATGACCTTGTGAACAACTATATGTTAATGTACACAGGTAATCACTCTTTGGTAAATAATACGGAAAGATATAAGGTGTTGTTTCATGCAAAAAGAGCTATTCAGGAACTAAATTACGATGCTTTTAAGGAATTAAAGGTGCTTGAACTTACCGTAGATGACGAATTAAGATTTGTACTTCCTTCTGACTATGTAAATTGGGTTAGGATTAATCTTTATAAGGATGGATATTTAAGACCTTTAACCGAGAACATACAAATATTGTCTGCTAATGCTTATTTACAAAGCAATACAGGCGCTATTTTATTTGATATTAATGGGAATGTATTAGAGCCACAGCACTCTAAAATTGTAAAGGATAGATTAGATGGAAGAAAAAAAGACATTTATCTTAATCCAATGAGTCCTTTAAATGGTTCGCAAGGGTGGTGTTTAGAGGGGGATTGGTACTTTGAAGCAAGTTATGGCGAAAGATATGGTTTAAATACAGAGACAGCCAATTTTAATCCTACATTTAAGGTAGACAAAAGAAATGGAGTTATAAACTTTAATTCAGATATGCACGGAGAGACGTGTATTTTAGAGTATATATCTGATGGAATGGAGGGAGGAGATGACAATTTAGTTAGTGTAAATAAGCTTTTTGAAAGTGTAATTTATGCTTATATTGAATATCAGCTTTTGGATTCTAAATTAGGCGTACAAGAGTATATTGTAAACAGAGCTAAAAAGAAATATTTTTCTTTGCTTAGAAATGCGAAAATAAGAATTGGCAACATTAATCCTTCTCGATTGTTGATGAATTTAAGAGGGTTAGATAAAGTACTTAAATGAGACTAATAAGAAATTTCATAAAAGGCATAATGAACAAGGACTTAGACGAAAGGCTTGTTGAAAATGGTCAATACATTAATGCATTAAATATTCAAACAGGAGAACTATCTGGAACTAATCAGACTCCTAATAATATAAAGGGGAATACGAAGCTAAGTTCTTTGGCGTTTATTGATGGAACTCCATTAAGCCAAGATGCTATAACAATAGGAGCATATACAGATATTCAAAAGCAAACTATTTATTGGTTTGTACATGATCCAAATGCTACTGCTCAACCATTAGGAAAGATAGACATGATAGTATCTTTAAATACTATTACTGATGTTTTGACTTACCACGTTATTAGTGTTTATAACCCTAATGCGCCAACTACAACTACTTTAAATTTTAATCCAACTTATCTTATCAATGCGGTTAATTTAATTGATGAGATGTTATTTTTTACAGATGACTATAATCAGCCAAAATATATCAATATAACACGGTCTTATCCTTATCCAATTTTAGGTGTAGATGATTCTTTACTAGACGAAATGCTTAATGTGGTTAAAAAGCCACCTTTTTCTGCTCCTACTTTACAATTGATAAATTCTGTAGGCGATAATAAATACTTAGACAATAGATTTTTATGTTTTGCTTACAGATATAGATATGACGACAATATGTATTCTGCGACCTCGCAATGGTCAGAGCCTGCATTTATACCACAACAATTTTTATTTAATTCTAGTTCTACTCTTAATGATGGAATGACAAATGCAATAAATGATGTTATTTTAAATATAAATACAGGGGGCTTATTAGTTAAAGGAATAGATATTTTATTTAAAGAGGCAGATGGGAATATTATAAAAGTGTCTGAAAAAATAGACAAAGGAAAGTTAGGGTTGCCTAGCAATTCAAATTATTCATATAATTTTGATGAAAAAGTATTTACTGGATTGCCAGATAGCGAGATTTTAAGAAGGTATGACAATGTCCCTTTAAAGGCTAAGGCTCAAACCATAATGGGGAATAGACTTATGTATGGTAATTATACAGAAGGCTATCCATTGGTTTCCGCTGATAATCAACCTGTATTGTTAGACTACCAATGTAATTTGAATAGTTCTCAAATAAATAATTTTAATGTAGACAACAGAGCAATATCAGTAGCATTAAATAGTATTAGCGCCCCATACCCAAAAAATTCATTATATATGGATTTTACTGGCATTCCATTGCAAGAAGGTGGGCTATTGACTATATCTTTAAGTTTTACGCATTTTAGTTTTTCTGGAGCTACTCCCGCTCCAACTGAAAAAACAAACAATATTACAGTTAATTTTAATTTTATTATACCATCTGGAGTTACAAATGTTT